ACAGCGCGAAGTTTCTGCCAAGCACAAGATTAGTGCACTTGAGCGCAAGAATGAAGAACTGGCTAGACGGTTAGCCGCGGTAGAAAACACCGCTGCATCTTACCAGTTTGCTCAGGTGGACAAGGCGATTGAAGACGAGGCAACTCGTGTTGAGTACGCCAAGATGAAATTGCTGCAGGCGTCACAAAACAATGACGCAGCGGCGCAGGTTGAGTACCTGGAGCAGCTTCAGGACTCAAAAGAACGGTTAGCACAGATTCAAGCGTACAAAAAGCAGCAGCTTGAATTGATTAAGCAGCCAAAGCAGAACGTTCCTACTCCGGCATCGGAGACAGTTAAGGAAAATGCTACGGAATGGCTTAAAAAGAATAAATGGTACGACCCCCAGGCACGAGACACGGATAGTCGAATTGCCAAGGTGATCGACCAGGAGTTAGCAGCAGATGGTTGGGATCCTGCGGATCCTGAGTATTGGGATGAGTTGGACAACCGCCTGTCTGCACGTTTGCCACATCGTTACGCGGCAAGAAATGGCACGAGCGCCAAGCGTTCTGGCCCCACGGCATCAAGCCGAGTGGCCAGCACAACAAGTCGCTCTGCCAACACGATCTCGTTAAGTAAAGAGCGTGTTCAGGCAATCAAGGAAGCAGGAGCCTGGGATGATCCCGCAAGGCGCAATGCGATGATTAAAGCTTATGCAGCGTACGATAAACAGAATCGAGGATAAAAATGGCAAACGCACGAATCAAACGTGATTTAGATGACCGCCTAGAAGAGCGCGTCATGGAAGTTAAAGCTCGTACAACTGCGAGCGAAGAAGATATTCAGCGCCGGGATCGCCTCGAAGCGTTCCGTGATAAGTGGCAGAATAGCGCACTGCCAGACCTGCCCAAGGATGCACTCCCTGGGTTCCACTTGTGTTGGTTGAGCACCACCAACACATACGACAGTATCGACAAACGTATGGCGTTGGGCTATGAGCCAGTGAAAGCCGGGGAGTTAGGAAAAGGCTTTGAAGCACTAGGTAAGATGAGTTCAGGCAAGTTTGAAGGCTGTGTTAGTTGTAACGAGATGATTCTCTTCAAGTTACCGGAAGAAATCTATCAAGAAGTTATGCGCATGCTGCACCTGGAAGATCCTCTCGAGCACCAGCGGAACATCACCGCACAGGTCCGAAGCACTTCGCAAGAGGGTAAAGGCGGGCGTTCAATTCTTGAAGGTGGCATTCTAGAAATGGAAAAGGAAACATCCAAAGCGAACAGTAATGTTCGTTTTTAATAACATTCTTCAACATTCAAAGGAATTTAAATGGCTACTACATTCAAACCCTTTGGTCTGAAGCCTGCATACCATCCCAGTGGGTTGGATCGTGCTACGCCTTTCGCAGGCACGAACTCCTACGGCCCCGGAGGCGGTACGTACACAGCACCGTATTCTTTGAATACTGGTGAGGCTTTTTACCAATATCAACCTGTTGCTCTTACAGCAGGAAACGCGTTGACCATCGCTGCCGCTGCTGCCGCTTCTGGCACGGTGTTTGGCGTGTTTGATGGCGTTGAGTTTACCGATTCACAAGGCCGCCGTTCGGTTGCCAAGTGGGCCGCTAAAACCACGCTGGACGCTTCTACCGACATCATCTTCTGGCTCTTTACGGATCCTGAGCTGGTGTACGAAGCACAAGTCAATGGCTCTGCAACCGCATCTGCAATTGGCACGCAGTACGACTTTTCAACCGCATCCGGATACACCACGACAAGTGGCACATCCATCGGAAACGGCGGTGCCGGGTTCTCAACCTGTGCATTAGCTGCTGCCGCTGTCGCTGGTGGTTCTCAGGGACAGGTTCGGGTTGTCGGTTTAGGCCGTGAAGTTGCTTTCCCCGCCGGCGAAACAAACGCTTGGGGCGACGCTTACACGATTGTTCAGGTCAAGATCGCCAACAACGCCTTCGTTGCACCTAAGGTGTCGGTCTAATTAACGAAAGAAAGGAACTAGCAAATGGCAACCCCTATGCGTAGTACAGACTTTCGTGCGGTAGTCGAACCGATTATCAACGAAGTCTTTGATGGTGTTTATCAGCAGCGTGATGACGAGTGGAAAGGATTTGTTGAGCAGATCCAAGGTATTCCCCGTAACTATCACGAGGAAGTAATGCTGTTTGGTATGAACGCAGCTCCCGCAATGCCCGACGGCACTCCTGTGTCGTACGATCAGGGCGGTACGCTGTACATCACCCGATTCATTTATCAGATCTACGGTTTAGCTTACGCTTTGACCAAGGTCCTGATGGAAGACGGCGATCATATCCGTATCGGCAGCACCTTCGCAAAGCATCTGGCTCAATCGATGATTGAGACCAAAGAGACGCTGTGCGCGAACCTGCTAAACTTCGCTTTCACCCCCGGCTATGTCGGCGGCGACGGCGTAACCCTGGTTAACGGCGCCCACCCGGTCGCTAACGGCCAGACCTATAGCAACAGTCTCGCAACCGCAGCTAACCTGTCGCAGACCTCCGTTGAGCAGATCCTTATCCAGATCCGCAACGCCATTGACAACAATGGTAAGCGTATCCGTCTTAAGGCTGAGCAACTGGTTGTTCCCCCGGCACTCGAGTTCCAGGCAGAGGTTATCCTCAAGTCTGTTCTCCGTTCCGGTACTGCAGACAACGATCTGAACCCGATCAAGTCGACCGGTATGCTCCCGAAGGGTGCCCACGTGGTAACCCGTCTGAGCTCTACCAAAGCTTGGTTTGTTCAGACTGATGCAGAGAACGGTCTGATGCTCGTTATGCGCCGTCCGCTCGAGAAGAGCATGGAAGGTGACTTCGAGACAGACAGCATGCGTTACAAGGCTACGGAGCGTTATGCCACTGGCTGGCACGATGCCCGTAACATCTTCGGTACCGCAGGCGTCTAAGCAGCGCTGTAAAAAGGAAGCCCCGGGTGTAACAACCTGGGGCTTTTTTATTGGTTTTTCTGCATAAATAATAATAGGAAGAATTTATCTCGTACAGACAGCCGCAATCTTCCCGGCTGACGGCTTAGCGACGGTACGGGATAGCCTCTAAGTTAGGAACCATATAACATGTCCCGCACCACGTTTTCGGGCCCAGTAGCCTCCCTCGGCGGCTTTATTGGCGCCACCACTTCTTACATCATCGGCGCAGGCGTCACAGCAGATGACGTTGACGCAACTGGCAGCTATGTCATTCTGTCTTCGGCAAACGGCGGCCCCACCGGCGCAGTTACCCTGACACTTCCCCAGGTTGAGAGCGGCACGTTCTCCGTAACAGCACAGCCTGCTGACTATCGTTATGACGGCGCTCGCGGCGTTGTGTTTAACGAAGGCGCAGTTACCGGCACGCTGAAAGGCTTCGGTTCACAGCCAATTAACGGTTCTGTGACTGGCGTTGAAATTCCTCCCTCATCAATTGTTCAGTGGGCAGGTAACGGTAACCAGGCAGCACCTTGGGTTGCTGTTGTTAACACTCTCGCCACTCCGCTTTAATTAAGGAACTGACATGCGCCAAACAACTGTAACGGTTGGCGTAAACGGGGCCACTGAACCTGTCGTTCTTGACCAGTACTTGGATCCCTTCCAGGTTACATACGTCAAGACCGGCAGCGGCACTGTTGAAGTATCTGCAACGGATCCGTTCCCCCAAGAACCAACAACAGGTTATTTTGTTGCGCCTGTGTTTACTTGGGTAACGGCTCCGACAGGTGCTCCTAACGGTGATGGATTTATTGGTCAACCGTATCGCGCTATTCGTCTGACCGGTGGTACTGGGTCAGATTCTCTCACGGTCATTCAGGCCGGTGCTAGGTAATTATGGCTGACGTTAAGATCTCAGCGTTACCGGCAGTAACCACGGTAGATCCGGCGGTAGATGTTCTGCCGCTGGTTTCTAACGCTGGTGCTACCACAACAAAAGCAACTCCCAACGAAGTCGTTTACGGTGTATTGGCAACTGGCGGTGTCACTGGAGATGTTCTTGTGTACGCTGGTACCGGTATTGATCCTACATGGCAGACACCACCTGTCGGGCCCACGGGCGCAACAGGACCCACTGGGGCTACAGGCCCTACGGGCGTTGCAAGCGTTTTAGATAATGTTACGGCAGGAGAAATTCTTGACATTACAAACGCAATCAATACAGCGGGCAAAGCAGCAGGTCGTGTAGTATGGGAAACAACAACACCTAAAATTAAGGTTGCTGTTGGTCCTTTGGCTGCTGATGACTGGGTTGATGCTGACGGTAGCAATCCTGTAACGCCAATTTAATACATGTCAATTTACCTAGATACGCGAGGTAACTCTGTCCTGTCTGTGGCGATCTGCGATCGTTGCAGCAGGAAGTTCGCGTATGTTGAATTGCAACCTGATCCCAACTTTCCTGGGATGCGAGTTTGCAAAGATGATTTGGATAAGTTTGACCCCTGGCGGTTACCTGCTAGGCAGACAGAAAACATTGCCTTGCGTCACCCGAGACCGGATGTCTCGGTTGCGATTGACAATCGCCATCTTGTGACTCAGGGTGCACCGAACGGAGCCGGGGATTCATTCTTTATTGATGGCGATCCCCCGAACGCTGGTGAGTCCGGCGACATCGAATATTAAAGAGAAGAATAATGGCCGATCGTTCCATAACGCAACTGCAGGTAGCCGGTCCCCTAACAGGGAACGAGACGACTGTTGTTGTTCAAAACGGCGTCACCAAGCAGGTCCAACTCCAAAGCATTTCTAACCTTGGTGGCCCAACCGGACCCACAGGCCCAATCGGCCCCACGGGGGCTGTAGGAAATACAGGGGCCACGGGGGCTACGGGAAGCACCGGAAATACTGGGGCTACGGGAGCCACGGGGGCTGTCGGCGGAACGGGGGCCACAGGAGCCACAGGGGCTGTAGGCGCTACAGGTGCCACGGGGGCCACAGGGGACACGGGCCCCACGGGGGCCACGGGCGATACCGGAGCTACAGGCCCCACAGGTGATACCGGAGCCACAGGGAACACGGGCCCCACAGGCGATACCGGAGCCACAGGGGACACAGGTCCTACAGGGGACACAGGCCCCACAGGCGATACCGGAGCCACAGGACCCGCGGGGACGGGAGCCACCGGGGACACAGGCCCAACAGGACCTACAGGAGATACCGGCGCTACGGGCGCTACAGGGGCCACAGGAGACACCGGAGCCACAGGGGCTACCGGGGATACAGGGGCTACCGGCGCAACCGGAAATACGGGCGCTACGGGGGCCACAGGGGCTACCGGAGCTAACGGTATTAGTTCCGGCCTGGTTTTGTATTTAGACACCGCCGGCGGAGCAAGCCCCATTTCAGGAGATCTGGTATACATACCAAATACCGGCACTCAAACAACCGTTACAACGACAACAAACTCATCTACACCCACACAAGTAGGTTCGTTTGTAACTGCAATAAATGCTCCGAACGTTACAGCAGTTATTGGCGGTAACTGGAACGTTTGGTTATACGCAAGCCGAAGTGGAGCAACGGACGTAAGATTTTGGTCTGAAATTCAAGAGGTGGCCGCTGACGGCACAACGGTGCTGCAGACTTTAGCAAGCGGAAGTTATGCTTCTGGAACAAACGTTAACACTTCAGTATCGTCACTGTTTGACTTTTCCGTTTACGTTCCGGTAACAACGCTTGCAAGCACATCTAGCCGCATTCGAGTAACGCTATACGCGCAATCAGCCAGTGCCAACCCAACGTTCACGTCGTATTACAGAAACGGAACTATTTCTTATATTGTAACGACCATTAATGCTAACGTTCAGGGCGATACCGGAGCCACAGGCCCCACGGGAGCCACCGGGGCTACGGGGGCTACGGGAGCCACGGGGGCTACGGGCGACACGGGAGCCACCGGGGCTACGGGCGATACGGGAGCCACAGGCCCCACAGGCCCCACGGGTGCGACAGGTGCCACGGGAGCCATGCCCTCTGGGGACGTAACCGGTGTCACGTCACTAAGCACGCCGGTATATATTCAGTTTGCTACTGGCGCGACAGGCGTAACGCAACTTCCAGGACTTGTTCAGTGGGATGACGGAAACGGCACCCTTGAGTTTGGTCTAAAAGGCGGCAATGTAAACCTAAAAATTGGCCAAGAGCTGGTCGTTCGGGTTTACAACGATGAGGCAACTCAGCTAAACAAAGGTGAGATTGTTTACATTTACGGCGCGCAAGGAAACCGCATGTCGGTTAAGCGCGCTCTGGCCACGGGCGATCCTACATCCGTCACAACTGTCGGCATGGCCACAGAAAACATTGCGGCGGGAGCAGAAGGTTTTATCACCGCCATGGGCCTGGTGTCGAAATTAAACACTACTGGACTTACTGCAGGCCTGCCAATCTACTTGTCTCCGGTAACTGCAGGAGCATATACTCAAATTGCTCCAACAGCGCCAAACCATCTTGTCACGCTTGGGTATGTTGAGCGGGTAGACAATAACGTTGGATCCGTTTGGATGAAGGTTGACAACGGGTATGAGATAGACGAGTTACACAATGTGTACACAACAGGAGTAACAGCAGGTCAGGTATTGACTTACAATGGTACATATTGGACAAATCAAAATATTAACGGAGGCACGTTCTCATAAATGAAAATTGCGGTATATGCAATTAGTAAAAATGAAGAGAAACACGTAAAACGATTTTGTGAAACCGCTAAAGATGCAGATCTGATTATAATAGCGGATACCGGTTCTGAAGATAGAACAGTCGAGATTGCTAGAGAGTGTGGGGCGATTGTCCATGAGATTACAATCTCCCCCTGGCGGTTTGATAGGGCTAGAGATGCGGCATTAGCCTTGGTACCAAAAGACGTTGATGTGTGCGTTTCTTTGGACCTTGATGAGCTGCTTGAACCGGGCTGGCGTAAAACTATTGAAGAGATTTTTGAAAAAGGCTGCACTCGAGTAAGTTGCGGTTTTGATCCCGGCAACGGCATGCTGTTTTACCCGACCAGGATTCATGCAAGACACGGGTATCACTGGAAGTATCCTTGCCACGAGTACATCACTCCAGATCCAAGATCTGAGGATAAGGTTGGGCTAATCAACGCTGTGGTAATGCGACACGCGCCAGATCCAACAAAGTCAAGAGGGCAGTACCTTGACATCTTGGCGATGGCGGTAAAAGAAGATCCGCATTGCCACCGAAGTGCATATTACTATGGACGTGAATTAAGTTTTGCGGGACAGTGGGACAAATCGGCGGAGCAGTTAAAGCGCTACTTGGATATGCCGGGTGCGCAGTGGCCGCTAGAAAGAAGCCACGCCATGAGAATGATTGGCACGGCGCTTGAGCAGGCTGGCAGGGATGGAATGAAGTGGTTTAGGCTTGCGTGCGCGGAAGAGCCAGGTGTGCGTGAGAATTGGTACGAGTTGTCGTTTGCGTGTTACAGAAAAGCGTTGTGGTCAGAGAGTTATGGTGCCGCAAAAACGGCGTTAACAATAACGCAAAAGAACGCGCAGCACACAGCCAACCCGAATGCTTGGAATTTTTATGTGCACGATTATTTGGCGATTGCAGCCTACCGGTTAGGTTTGATGGAAGAGGCAAGAGAACACGGAAAGATTGCTTTAGAAATGAGCCCGAATGATAAGCGGCTCCAAGAAAACATGAAGTACTACGAAGGATAACAAAATGGCACAAGCTGGCTATACCCCAATCCAACTTTATCACAGCACGGTCACCGGCGCTGTACCTTCGGCTGCCAACCTCCTGGTTGGTGAGGCCGCAATCAACGTCACCGACCGGCTGATCTATACCAAAGATGCGGGCGGAAACGTTGTTGCTGTTGGTGGCGGTGGCGCACAGGCAGGCGGGGCGATCGTAATTAACGAAACGACGGCGTCTGAGAGTTACACGTTCCCTTCAGGCGTGAACGGTTTCTCTGTCGGTCCAGTCACGGTGGCCAGTGGTGTAACGGTAACGGTGACTAGCGGCCAGCGCTGGGTCGTAATTTAAGGAGCAACAGATGAGTTCGATTTCAGCAGGCACCACCACAGGCACCGCGTTAGTTAACGCCGGCGACACGACCGGCGCTTTGGTATTTAAGACCAACGGATCTACGACAGCCCTGACGTTGGATACCAGCCAGAATGCTACTTTTGTAGGCGACTTGATTACTCCGGTGCTCAAGGGCACAAAGGAGATGAAGACAGCGATGGCGGCGTCAGACATTGACTTGTCAACCGGAAACTATTTTACCAAGACCATCTCCGGAACGACGACGTTAACGGTGTCCAACGTGGCAACAAGTGGTGATGTTTCAGCGTTTATTCTTGAGCTGACAAATGGTGGATCGGCTACGGTAAACTGGTTCTCTGGTGTGGATTGGCCTGCTGGCACCCCACCGACATTGACGGCTGCTGGCAAAGATGTGCTGGCGTTTTATACCCATGATGCCGGGACAACCTGGAATGGCTTCGTATTAGGACTGGATGTTAAATGACCGTTCGTGACATAGTCATGGCAGCCGCCGGTTCCGGCGAAGAGAACTTGTATATTGAGGATGTGTTCAGCACCTATCTTTATACGGGTAACGGTTCTACACAGACCATTACTAACGGTATAGACCTGTCGGGTGAAGGTGGGTTGGTATGGTTCAAATACAGAGCAGGCCCAAACGGCCCCGCAAATCATCAACTGTACGATACAGCCCGTGGTGTTCAGAAGAAATTAGCCACAAACACCACTGGGGCTGAAGCAACAGAATTGACCGGACTAACTGCGTTTAATGCAAACGGGTTTAGTTTTGGTTCTGATGGGAATATCAACGCATCTTCTTCAGACACCTACGCCTCCTGGACATTCCGCAAAGCAGAGAAGTTCTTTGATGTGGTGACTTGGACTGGGGACGGTACTGGTGACAGAACTATTTCCCACAATCTTGGAAGCGTTCCCGGATGCATCATAGTTAAAAGGTATGACACCGCCGAGGTGTGGCAAGTATTTCACAGGTCAATAAATGCCGGGAGATATGGGTTTATTAGACTTGATTCTACTAACGCTGCAAACACCTCAACAGCATATGATTGGAACCCCACAAGTACTACATTTGTTGCAGACAATGATCTAAGTTTGAATTTCAACAACGGCACCTACGTTGCCTACCTATTCGCTCACGACGCTGGTGGGTTTGGTGAAGATGGTAACGACAATGTAATTAGTTGTGGGGGTTTTATGACTGATGGGTCTGGCGGCGCTACGGTCAATCTTGGTTACGAGCCGCAGTGGGTAATGTGGAAAAGAACAGATGGGACAGGGGACTGGACGCTTCTAGACAATATGCGCGGTTGGGGCCAGACAATTGCTCAACGGCTTGTAGCAAATACATCGGCTGCTGAAGATAGTATGTCCGGCGGCGTAGGTTTTACGCCTTTCCCAACAGCAACTGGGTTTTTTAACGGGAACCAAGGTGTCGCTAATAACAACTACATCTACATCGCCATTCGCCGTGGCCCGATGAAGACGCCTACAACTGGGACGAGCGTGTTTAATCCAATAGCACGAACAGGATCTGGTACAAACCCAACCAATGTCTCTACTAG